TGGCGGCGATCTTATGGACCTGGAGGCCGTTGCGGCCCTCCGTACTGCCGCCGCCTAATCCTTAGGGCCCCTCTCCTACCTACTCCGGGGAGGGGCCCTTTTACCCCCTGAAAGGAGAGTAGTTTGGAAATCCGACTACAGGGACAGCTAATCGGCATTGTTGGCGGTAAGTGGAATCCCGGTCACGGTGATGTTCTTAAGGTTTCCGACGAGATTGGTAACCGGCATATTGAGCTAGGTAATGCGGTCCTCCATGTAGAGGCCGCGTCTCGTGTGATCCCTCTGGGTGAGGAATCGACCCAGGTGAACAAGCCTGCGCCTAAGCGCGGTCGACCCCGCAAGCCGTAGGTAAGTAAGTATCTAAGTAAGTAAGGAGGCCGCACGCGTGCGCCTACGCCTAGGACGGGCCGTAAGCCTGTCTGTCGATTTCGCAGACGATGAGGACGGAGGCATGGCCACTAACGTGCGCCTAAAGGTGTTCCACGGCCGCACTGCGGCCCCTGGAGACCCTGGGTCGGTAGTGGATACCCCCGCCACAGGGAGCGGCCCCCTATGGGGCGCACAGTGGACCCCCACGGCGCTCGGTGAGTACACCGGCTACTGGGTCCACGACACCGGCTATCGCCGGTTTGTGTTTGAGGTGACCGAGTCACCCATCGTTTCTGTCAAGGACGTTAGGGCGTCCGAGGATGTTCTAGCTAATGCCTCTAAGTTTCCTGCGGCCCTAATCGTGGCCGCACGTGATGCGACAGAAGAGGAATTTGAGCGCATTACCGGGCGATCCTTTGTGCTAAGGAGTAAGTCATTCACTGACACCCTTAGCCACGATTCAGACTTTATCCCGTTCCCCGATTGGGACGTAACCAAGGTTACGGCTCTTACGGTTAACGGATTGACCATATCTACAGCCACACTTACTGACACGATAATTCCGGGGATTCAGTTTACGCGGCCTCTCGCCGCAGGGACGGTTATTTCAGTCTCGTACGAATACGGCATTTCTCCGCCTCCGGCAGACGTTAAGCGCGCTGCCCTATTGCGCGTTAGAGATTTGCTCGTATCCGTCAGTTCCGGTATCCCCGATCGCGCCGTGTCTTTTCAGGTTAACGATATGGGCACCTATCAGCTTGCTACGGCTGGTCGTGCCGGTTTCGAGACTGGCCTCCCCGAGGTGGACGCGATTCTAGCGCGTTATGACGCGGAAAGGTGGCTGCTTTAATGTCGAATGCTCTTGACGTTAAGGCGGCCCTTTTGGCGCGCATAAGCTCCATTCCGGAACTCAACGGTTATCAAATCACTTGGTCTATTCCCCGTAACACTGAGAAAAAGTGGGTAATGGTCGGCAAGATCGATTGGTCGTCTTCTGTTTGGAAGACTAACCGGCAGGTGGAAACGGATTACTCCGTGCACTTTGTGATCACTACGGCTATTCCTGCCTCTACGGCGCAAGACGTTGAAACGGCCGCGCTCGTGGCGGCCGAGTATTGCCGTAAGGCGGTCGAGAGTGAGCCAACCCTTAACGGGGTTGTGATCAGTTCCGTTATGGCCCCGGAACGGCTCGTTTCATGGCCTACGACAGAGGGCTTTGAGGCCCAATGGGAAGGGTCATTCGAGATTAAGGCCCGGGAGAACCGCTAGGCGCCCCCTGGAGGGCCGAACAGAGAAAGGAGGCACCCCACATGCAGGTGACCTATTCCGGCCCGTTCAGGGCCGTTGACGTGCCGTCGCTGGGTCTCACGGTACAGACGGGCGAAACCGTTTCAGTGCCCGACGATATCGGCGCGGACCTAATTACCCGAGACGATTGGGCGGAGGCCCGAATTACTACAAAGAAGAGTGAGGGCTAATGTCCAGCGTATTTGATTCTTACGTTGGTGCCGTTGATGAGGTCACGTACGGCACTGCGGTTTCCGTTTCAAGGTTCTTTGAACTATCCAAGGAATCCATTGCAGGTAAGTATGAGCGGGTTGAATCCTCGGCCATGCAGGTTGGCCAGCGCGTTATGCGCGCCGATAGATTCGCACCTAACCCCAAGGGCGCGGACGGCTCCCTAGAGCTGGAAGTCCTGGATAAGGGTTACGCGTTTTGGCTTAAGCACATGCTAGGCAACGTGGCTAAGGGTACTGCGGACCCTGACGGTTTCAGTGTTTTTACCGCCACGATTGCAGACCTAGCCGGTAAGTCCTTTACCACGGAAGTTGGCCGCGTCGACGCGTCCGGCGCTCTATCCCAGTTTAACTATACGGGCGGAAAGGTTAACACCTGGGAAATCTCTAATCAGATAGATGGCGTTCTAAGCCTAAACCTGGATGTTGTTTACGCTAAGGAAACCGTCCGTGTCGGTTCGCCGGTTACGCCGACTTACCCGACTAACGCAAACCTGTTTACGTACCTCGGTGGCGCGTTCACTATCGACGCAACCACGGTAGCCGTTTCCGAGGTCACCATTAAGGGTGACAACGGTCTTAAGGATGACCGTTGGGCGATTGGCGTTGGTCGGCGTGAGCCGCGAGAGGAAAAGGCTCGTGACATTAGCTTTGACCTTAAGGGCGACTTTGACAGCATGACCGCGTACAACAAGGTGATTGCTGCGCAGGCCTCCGGCTCCCTAGGCGCCCTAGTCTTTTCGTGGGGCGGTGTCCCTCTAGCGGGCCAGCCGACTAAGTACCCGATCATTACCGTGACTATCCCCAACGCTCGATTTGATGAGGCTACGCCTAACGTTGAGGCCGGAAAGCTTCCGGATATTCAGATTAGCGGTAAGGCCCTAAACCTTACCGGTAATGATGCCATCACCATTACCTATAAGTCGCTCGATACGGCTGTCTAACGATGGCGCGCAAGGGCCGTTCGTCACGGGGTGCCGGGTCGCGAGGATCCGGCGCCCGTGGCGGTTGGGGTAAGAACAGTACAGGCTTTACGCCTCAAGGCTTTGATGAGTTCAAGGCAGCGCTTAAAGAGATAGCTTCCGAAATGCCGTCCGTGGTTTCCCGGACGGATATGGAGCTAGGCGAGGAAGTCATCAGGCGCGCAAAGCGCCGGGCTGAACAAATGGGCGGTGTGGCCCCTAAGGCCATGGGATCCGCCCGCGTTGAACGCAAGTACGGAAACGTGCGCGTTAAATACGGCGGTTCGGAATGGCCTTACGCCATGGGTGCCGAGTTCGGTTCCCATCACTATCACCAGTTCAAGTCTTACCGCCGCGCCGGTTACTTCTTTTTCCAGTCTCGTTACGAGGTTGAACATTACGACCTTGAACGCACTTATTACGAAGCACTAACTAGGGCAATGCATCACGCATTCCCTGATTAATCAGAAATGGAGTAGGAACCATTATGAAGGTTATTTTTGATCCCAAGAGTCTGACGCTCGGTGACATGTTCCTTTTCAAGGACAAGACTGGCGTTAGCGTCCAGGATGCTTTTTCGGCCCGCGTCAAGAAGGATCCCGAAACGGGCGAGGTGGTTAAGGATTCTCGCGGCCGTCCGGTCAAGAGTACGGACGTTGACCCCGGTCACCTTATCGCCCTCGTTTGGCTCCTTAAGCGTAAGGAGGATTCCGCCTTTACGTATGAGGATGCCTTCAATATCCCTGCGGTTGAACTTGAGGTGGAGTCCCCGGAGGACGACCCAAAAGACTAAGCATCCTTAAGGGCTATGCATCTTTTTGCAAGTTCTACGGGATTTCCTTTGAAGAACTAATGCGTATGCCGCTGGACGTGTTCAACGCTTTTGAAGAGCACCGACAGGAGGTTAACAGGAGGGCATAAACGTGTCGGGCAGTAACCAGAACCTATCTATAACAATTACGGGTGACGCGTCCGATGCGATGAACGCCCTACAGCAATTGGGGCAGTCTGTAGGGCAGTCTGCGGACAGCATGGCGCAGGCCGGACAGCAGGCCGGACAGGGAGGCGGTGGGGGCCTTGTATCGGGGTTCCTGTCTAAGGGCCCCGCCCTCCTCGCTGGAGTGGCTGGCATAGCCACGGCCGCAGGCGCGGCCCTCATGGCTGGCATCAATCAGGCCATGGACCAGGATAAGGCCACCGATAAGCTACAGGCCCAATTGGGGGCCTCCGATAAGGTCGCTGCGCAGGCTGGGCATGTCGCCGGTAGCCTTTACGCTAACGGCATTTCTGACACGTTTGAGGACGCTACAGAGGCCATTAAGGCAACCATGCAATCGGGCATTCTTCCGCCCGACGCATCGGAGGAGCAACTCCAGCGCATTTCGACTAAGGCCCAGGACGTCTCTAAGGTCTTTGACCAGGATCTAGGCGGAGTCACTAACGCCGTTTCTCAGATGATGAGGACTGGCCTAGCTAAAAATGCCGATGAGGCCTTTGACGTCATTACCCGTGGTTTCCAAACCGGCGCAGATAAGGCCGGGGATCTTATGGACACGTATAACGAATATGGTGTCCAGTTTAAGAAGTTGGGTCTAGATGGCGCAACCTCTATGGGTCTCATGTCGCAGGCAATTAAGGGCGGTGCACGTAGCTCCGACCTAGCGGCAGATGCTCTAAAGGAATTCTCCATTAGGTCTGTCGATGGCAGTAAGCTGACTTCCCAGGGGTTTAAGGCTCTAGGCCTTGACGGTAAGAAGATGTCCGAGCAAATCGCTAAGGGTGGCAAAAAGGCATCCGATGGACTAGCTCTAACCCTGGAAAAGCTAAAGAAGATTAAGGATCCTGTTAAGCGGTCCCAAACGGCCGTTGCCCTATTCGGTACACAGGCGGAGGATCTAGGCGACGCACTTTATGCAATGGATCCGAGTAAGGCCGTTGACACTTTGGGCAAGGTTGGTGGAGCCGCTAAAAAGATGGGCGACACCGTAAGGGATAACGCCTCTACTCGCATTGACGTGTTCAAGCGGAAGATTACGGAAGGGTTCGTTCAGGGCCTAGGCACTTATGCCATTCCGGCAATCACTAAGGCTACCGGTTACATCAGTCAGCAATTCGGCCCTGCGATGCATACCGCTACCCGCTACCTCGGTGGGCTGTTTGATAAGGCTAAGAGCGGACAGGGGGCTATGACCCCTTTGAAGACTGGTTTCAGTAACGCTATGAGCGGTGTTAAAACCGCTATGGGTAGCGCGGTGGGTTTTGTCAAAACGCAATTCATGCCGTGGTTTAGGGACCAAATTCCGAAGATTAAGCCCGTGATTACCCAGGTTGCTAAGACCGTGGGTACGGTAATGACCACTATGGGTGATTACATTAAGACGCTAGTTAAGGTTGCTGGATATCTTTGGAAGAAATTCGGTGGGACGATAAAGTCTGTCGCCTCTAACGATTTCGGCATGGCCATGAAAATCATTAAGGGCGTCTTTAAGGTCATACAGGGCGTCTTTGAAATCTTTTCCGGAATCCTAACGCTTAACTGGAAAAAGACGTGGCAGGGAATAAAGGATGTCATTTCCGGCCTTAAGGACACTATTGTCGCTGCCGCTAAGGGCGTCTTTGATGGCATTACCACTGCCGCAAAGGGAATCGTTAAGGGCATGTACAGTATCGGTGGCGATATTGTGCACGGTCTAGCTAACGGTATTACTGACCTTGGTGGCTGGATCGCTGGCAAGGTGACGTCTTTTGTTAAGGATCACATTCCGAGAACCATTCAAAAGGTGCTCGGAATTAACTCGCCTTCCCGTGTTACTAAGGAGCTTGGTAAGTGGGCGGGCATTGGTCTAGTTGTCGGTCTGACTGGCACCTACGCCAAGGTTCACGCCACCGCTAAGAAGGTGGCCGATGCCATTCATAAGGCTATGAAAGGCTCGACGGGCAAGACTAAGGCGCGTTTGCAAAAGCTGAGTGACCTTGTCTCTAAGGACAACAAAAAGCTTTTGGGTCTAGCTAAGGCGCGCGACAAAATCGCGGCACGGCTTAAGGCGGCAGAGACTAAGCTCTCTGACCTCCAAAAGGCTAAGTCTGACTATGCGGCGAATATCAAGAGTAACATTCTTGGCTCCGCTGGTTTCTTGTCCAACGATGATGGCTCGGTGGTTTCTACCGGTTCCATTTTTGATAAGCTAAAGGATGCTGCGGCTAAGGCTAAGCAATTTGCGGCCAACCTTGCGAAGCTAAAGTCTAAGGGTGTTGCCACTTCCCTTATTGACCAAATCGCGCAACAAGGTGTTGACGGTGGGTCGGAGGCTGCGGCGGCCCTCGCTTCCGGGACCCCTGAGCAGATTAAGGCCATTAATGACCAGCAAAAGCAGCTAGCATCTGCCGCCACTAAGGCAGGGGATGTTGCTTCCAAGGCAATGTATGACAACGGCATCAATGCGGCTAAGGGTCTCGTAAATGGTCTAAAGAAGCAAAAGAAGAGCATTGAAAAAGTGATGCTCGACATTGCTAAGGCCATGGAAAAGGCTATCCGTAAGGCCCTGGGTATTAAGTCGCCTAGCCGTGTCATGGCAAAGATTGGTGACTTTACAGCGGATGGCTTCCTAGGCGCCGTACAGCGCCGTATCCGCGAGGCTGGCCTAGTCGGCGGCTCCTTCGCTCGCGCGGTCGCTGCGGGGGCCCTACATGAGGCGCAAGGGGTGGCTAAGGCTGCGGACAAGGCTCACGCCCTGGAGAACGCTACAGCCGCCGCTAACGCGTCCGGATCCGATGGCGCCTATGTCCGACACAACCAATGGCAGGCTGCGCAACCTATTGTGCATGTCCACGTTGCCGGACACGTCACGGCAGAAAGGGACCTAGCTAAGGCTATTGCCACCAATGTACGTGACGAGATTATCCGTATCGGAAAGAGAAATGGAGGTAAGACCGGCCTTTAGCCCCTTTGGGGGCGGGGCCGGTCCCCTAACCCTATGGCAAGTAATGTAAGGCTTTCCCTAGATGCTGCGGTCGCTTTCGAGTCGGAGATTAGCGACACTCCCGCATATTCCGACGTGACCCCGTGGGTTAAGTCCTTCAATACTAACCGGGGACGTTCGTCTCAGCTAGATCAGTTCGAAACGGGCACCATCTCTATGACAATGGATAATACGGATGGACGTTTTACCCCCGACCGCATTAATGCGGCGGGATTCGAATTGTACGCCTCTAACGTCGTTAACCCCTCCGTCACTAGCGCGTTTACCGCGTCCAATGGTGTGACGCTCGCGAATTACGTTCTCCCCTCAACGGGTAAGTCAACCCTTAAGGTTACGATGCCCACCATGGGAGGGACGAGTCTTTCCCTCGTGACTATGCCGACTATCACGGTAAGTCCCACTACTCGCCTAGTGGGTACTTTCAAGTTTAGGAAGTTTTCTTCCAGCGATGCGAGTCTAACTATTCGCCCGTATCTCGACTTCTACAACGCTAACAACAGTCTCAACCATTCCATACCTATTTTCGCCTATGCGGACGTTAATAGCGATACCACGGCGACTAGCTACACTTTCACTACAGAGGTTCCGGCCGACTCCTATTCGGTGAAGGTGCGTTTCACTAACCGTACCGGGACCACGGCAACTAACTTTCTTATTGAGGAATGTCACCTTAACAACAATGACCCTTACGTCATTTATGACTCATACTATGCGGCATACAAGAATAAGGTTGCGCCGAATAGGCGGGTAACAGTTCACTCCGTCATGGGCGGTAACATCCTTCCCCGCTGGATAGCTTCCCCCGTCATGGGGGAAGAGGCCTACGGGCCTAACGGACGCTATGAGCGGACGCTAGGGCCCTCCGGGGAACTCTGGTGGACGTACTCTTACCAGAACGTAGTTAGCCCCCCTACGGCCGATGCCGGAAATACCTCGTTTCGCATTAAGATGAACAAGGCAACCGCTAATGCGGTTACCGGAACCGAGGTAGGTCAAAATTACCTGTATGCCCAAACCCCCATTTATGGTGGTCGCGCATATCGTGTCAGGTATTGGGTTAGGGCGGATACCACGGTTGGCATTCCCCCCGCCGGAGTCATGAGGGCGGAGGCAATGGACCGCACTACCGGTAATGGATGGGTTGCGGGTAACGTTAGCTGGACTCCCACGGATGGTACGTGGTTTAGGGTTGACCAAACCCATGTTGTCCCGGCCGATTACAGCTCCTATGACTTCCGTATTGCATTCTTTTTCGGGGAGCATGTTCTATCGCAGAATGTTTCTAACGATTTCGCTTTTGAGCTAATGGGCCTCCAAATCCAGGATGTCACCTACAACACTAATCCGCTGGATTATGCTTACGGTGATGGTGCCGAGCCCGTGTTTAACGGGTATGCGGAAAAGTGGTCCTCGGCCACCTATTCCCCTTACGGGAATCAGGAGGTGGAGGTTTACGCCTCCGACGATTTCCGAATATTCTCGGATACCGTTTACCCTAACCCGGTTAAGGCCGGTGTTTTGGCGGATCCCAACCTAGTTTCTTATATGCCGTTCGATGATCCGGCAGGATCCACTAGAGCCAATGACGGCTGGAATTCCAGCCTAGGGGGTGGAGGAACCTTTAGTTCCTCCGACGGAGGATCTACTGTCACGTTTGGCGTGACCGGTTTTGTTGGTGGCGTTAATGACGGTACGTGTATCCAATTTGGCGCCCCTGCGGTTAGCACTAACGGAACACGATTTCAAATGTCTGGGCAACCCAATGTGGTGACTAATCCGAACGTTAAAAGCGGTTTGGGGCAGTCGGATACAGGCTTTCAGTTGTCATTCTGGTTTAACATTCCCTCCGGATCCCGCCCGGCTAACAATGCCCATTACGCCGTATTCGCCGCTTCCCGTTTCTCTGACGGGGCTAGTACTCACCTCGTGTCATGTTTTGGCGACGCTAACGGCGACTACATTTACACCCGCTGGGGGCATATCAGTACCGGCTATCTCGTCAACAAGACGAGAGGAACGCTATTTGATGGCAATGCACATCACGTCATCATTAACGGTAGTGCGGTATCAAACGCCTTCAATGGCGCTCGACCTATCTCCGTTTACGTGGACGGTGTTCTAGCGGGATCCACTACGACTCCCACAGGCACTACTCCTATTCCGGATGACCATTACATTGGCGGATCCCCGGATACGGCCTTTAACTTTGCCCGTTGGCAATTCGTCGGCAAGCTATCTCACGTCTCGCTATCGTCGAGTAACCAGACGAATGTTACCGATAAGTGGAACGCGCGTTTCTGGGAAAAGTCGCCCTCTAAGACTGGTGGATTTACCCTCGGGTATATCGCCCGTGGCGTTAACGCTACCCGTTACGGATCCTACGATGGCGACACGGGGCCCGTTACGGGCTACAACCTTTACCCTGCATCGTTCACGAACGCTTCCGCCCTTAGCGTCCTCCAGGACACCGCAAGGGACTTGAGAGGCTTTGTGTACGCCAATAGGGACGGCCGTATCACCTGGTACAACCGGACGACCGTTGCGGGCCTCCTAAATGCGACACCTAAGGTTGGCAATAGCGCAACCGTGGACCTCACCCTAGGCGAGGGGCCGGAACCTGGGTGGACTTATGAATCCGATATCACTCGGATTTACAACTATGTTGAGGGGACTCACGTCAATACCGGTAACATCTATACCAATATTGACACCGTCTCGATTAAGCGTTACGGCAAGAGGCCTTACACGTTCGAAAGTAACCTGTCTAATACGTCGAATGTTGAGCTACAGGTTAACGATTTGCTGAACGGCGATGATGGTTACAACCGGCCTAAGGTCCAGCTAAGTGACCTAAACTTTAGCCTCACGCCTAATTACGCCATGGCGGCAAAGATTCTCCGTATGGATCTATTGGGGATTTTGACGCTAAAGAATCTTCCCGATTACGCCCCATGGCTAACGGCTTATCTTCAGGTCGAAAGAATTGCACACAGCGTGAACGTCAATGGTGGAACGTGTGAATGGAACACGACTATTTCTGTGTTCAATGTCGGCACCCCCGTGCCGCATCCGTTCGGCACTAAGACGCCTTACTAGATTTAGAGGGGATATCGGCAATGGATTATGTGGGTCTCGCTTTGGGCGCTTGTGGCGCCCTTATTGGCGTTGGCTCCGCGTTTGTTCGGATTAGGTCTGAAACGGATACGGAATCGGCGCGACTCTGGAAGGAGAATGCAGAGGCGGAAAAGACTAGGGCCGATCGGCTAGAGGCGACGGTTAGGGATCTAACCGCGCGCGTGGAGAGACTGGAGGCGGAAAACGGGATGCTCCGGTCCCTCGTGACGGGGGAACGGGCCTTGGACGACCTATCAACTCTGATCACGTCCCAGCATGCGCGAGTAATGGAGGCTCTGAGAGGGCCCAGCGGCCCCGTGCGGGCCGTTGAGACCCGGGACGGTACGCCGACCCCGGACAAGGATTCCAGGGCCTCCTAGGCCCCTTCAAAGCTTTCAGGCCCCTACCGGGTTGGTGGGGGCCTTTCTCATGCTCAAAAGAAAGGAGTAGGTATGTCCGGCAGAAACGCAATGCTTGCCGAATGTAAGTCTTGGGTTACCAAGGCCTATAAGGAGGGCGCGAATAACAACACCGTATTCGGTAAGTGGTATGGCCTGAACTTCCAGCCTTGGTGCGACATGTACATTAGTTATTGCGCTAACAAGTCTGGTAACGCTAGCGCGGTTGGCAAGTTTGCTTACACTCCCGCGCACGTGAACTGGTTTAAGTCCCGTAAGCAGTGGGGCCTAACCCCTAAGGTTGGCGCCATTGTCTTTTACGATTGGGACGTCGACGGTATGGCCGATCACGTCGGTATCGTGAAGTCGTTTACCGATTCGACGATTACCACCTATGAGGGTAATACCTCTAGCGGCAATGGCGGATCACAGTCTAATGGTGATGGCGCCTATGAGCGCACGCGTCCCCGTAAGGTCGCTACGGTTCTAGGTTACGGTTATCCGGCCTACGCGCCGGATCCCGTTAGGGCTCCTCCGGTCACCGTAAAGGCTCCCGCTTTCCCGGGGTTCGATAAGCTTTACCCTGGTAAAGCTTCCCCATATGTGACGCTCCTAGACAAGCGGCTAATTGCCCTGGGGTATAAGCGCTATTACAAGTCTGGTCCGGGGCCGATGTACGGCACGGGCACCCAGGCTGCGGTTAAGGCCTACCAGGTTGCGCACCCCGAGTTTCAGGCGCACGGTCGACCGGACACGGTCTGTGGCGCTAGGCAGTGGGCTGCAATCTTCAAGGGCTATAAGGGCTAAAAGGAAAAGGGCCCCCTTTCGGGGGCCCTTCCCTTTACTTGAAAACCAGGATCGTTCCGTAGACGTAAGCCCCATCGCGAATCCTCCGGGACTGGATTCCGACTATGTGGGTTTCTTCCCTTGCGATTCCCATTTCGTCAACCCCCCAGTTCCAAATCTCGTTAACTAGGGCTTGCGCCTTAGCGCTGTCCTCCGGGTGTTCCGTTCCCGGAAGCCTCCGGTCCTCCAGGACTTTACCGGTTTCGTCCATTTCCGTGAGCCAAACCGCGTACATCCTATTCCCCTTCCGCTGGGCCCGGGGCCCTATCCCCGTTCCGCTGCACTAAGTAAAGCATGCCCTTAGGGGATTAGCAACCCCCCGCTTTAGCGGGGGGTTGCCCTTAGCGGTTAGGCCTAAAACTCGTAGGCTTCCCTGTCGACCAGCGGGGGAACCATCCCCCTGGACCACATGGACCGGGCGGAGAGTTCCGCACAGTTAAGGCAAAGCGGTTGCCGGTTTTGCTTCGCACGTTGGAATTCTTCCGGGGTGTATTCCCGGGGGGCGATTACGCCGTCCACAATCTGAACGTCTACCGGCAAGCCGGTTTCCGGAAGAATCGCAACCCCCATTACCCGGTCGGCATTTTCCAGCAAAAAGGTAACGACACTGTGACAGTTAGCGCACTTTGAGACGATTAGTTCGTGTCCGCCCATTTCCCTTATCCCTTTTCCGCCGGGGTTCGTCACCCTAACCGGGGTGACGCGTTGATTAAAACACGCGGGAGTGTTCCCGCGCAACCGTTAGGAGCAAAACGCTAATGACCTTTCTCGACCGTAACCGCGCACGCATCTTTGCCGTTGTAGCGGCCCTACTGCCTCTCGCATCGGTCTACCTACACAACCTCCCCACGGGGCTTGTCCTGGGCGCCGTAGCGGCCCTCCTGGGCCTCAACGTGGACTCTCAGACCGTGCCGCTAACCGAGCACGACACTAAGGTTACGGAGGCCCTTTACACTGATGTCCCGTCGGGTGAGTAAGTAAGTATGTATCTAACCCCCTAAACGACTAAGGCCCCCGCCGTAATGGCGGGGGCCCTTTTCGTGTTTCCGGCCTACCTTTAGCCCTTTACAGGCATGAGGTCATCAACGGAAACGTTGTGCGCTTGCGCGTAAGACTCCTTAATGTCCATGGGGATCCGGCCCCGGTCCCCCACCTCGTAACCCTCACCGATCGCCCACTGGCGAACCATGTTCAGGTTGTGGCCGGTGTTCCGGCGGGGGCCGCGCGGAGCGACGGCCGTCCGCGTCCGGATAGGGGCGGCAGGCTTGCGGACAAGCGTAAGGGCCGCGTCCTCATCGATGGCCGCGCAAGCAATGTACTTAGCGAACATTTCCCGGAAACCGTTTGCCTGGTCCTTAGACGTTTCCAGCTTAAACGCCACACCGTCAAGGGAGAATCGGACAATGTCCGAGTCTTCTTCGGCGATAACGTCGCCGGTAACGTCGTCGATAACCTCTACCAGTTCAATGATCTTGCGCGCCATGACCGGGGTTTCCTTTTCCTTGGTTTCCGCTGGGCGTCAGGAGCGGGGGCCTTTCGGCCCCCGTTCCCTTCTGCTTAGGATTATGCCCTAACCCTTAGGGTTAGCGCAACCCCCCTTTAGGGGTTTTACTCGACTCCGAGAATCTCGCCGATTCGCGTGGACTTGTCCATCCAGTAGCGGTAAGCGTTGGACTCTTCCGCGTCGCCCTTAGGGCGGTTAGCGACGGCGATTTTCGTCCAGTTCTCGAACGCTACCCAGGGGTCACCGTTCAGGCTGAATTCAGCCTTAGCGCGCTCTTCCGGGGAGGGACCTTCCTCTTCCTCTTCCTCTTCCTCTTCCTCCGCGTCGTCCTCCTGGTCCTCCTCCGGGGCCTCCAGGGCCTCCGGAGCGTCCTCCTGGGGCTCCTCGGCCTCCGGGTCCGGGGTGGTGTCCGTAGGGGCCTCCAGGGCCTCCGCCATGAGGATCAACTCCGCTTCTACCTCGGTAACACAGTTAGCGCAAGCCTTGATTTCCGCAGCCTCCGCCCAGTTCAGTACGGGAAAGCCGTTGAAGTCTCGCGCCGCAGCGCGCTTAACGGTGTTGCACTTTTCCGCGTCATCCTTGTGATGCACGGCTTGCCGGTTAGCCGCACTGAAAAGCTTAGACTCAGACACGTTGTGTCCCTTTCCGCTGGGGTGTGATTCAGACTTTAGCGGGTTAGTGCCGTTCGGGTCAACCCACCCAACCGTTTCCCGGAACCATTCCAGGGCAACGCTGTAATCCGCGTTGCCGATTTCTTCCCCGGTCAATTCCGTGTGGTCACCCAACCACAACCGCGCGGCCGTCGCGTACTCCTCTACGGATCCCATGGGGAGCCGTTCCCCTGCCTGAATGTGCATGTCGGTTTCGGTTCCCAGGGCCCGCATTACCGCGCGAGTCTCAGCGCTTTCACCGGTAATACGTTCAATGTCGTCCGTGACCATTTCACTTCCCTCCGCCGGGGTGTAGTTAGAGATTACAGGGTTAGCGGCCTCTGTGTCTATACCCGCCATAATCGCTTTGTGGGTTATCGCAACCGCCTCCGTAATGCGCTCACGGTGCCCGTGGGCCTCCGGGCGGTAGCCGTCCCCCAGGCTTTCGAACGCGTTTGCCAGCATGACGTTTTCCCGCTTGTTGTCGCCATAGTAGTTAAGGGCAACAGGCTCAAGGTTCTTGAAGATGCGGATACGCCAATTATCCTTGTGGCACTCAACGTAGTAAGAGTGAGTTTCCCCGTAAGCGTGATACTGGCCCGATTCGATCCGCGTCCACTTGAGCACCGTTGCCACGGTTAGCCCCTCCCCTTTGTCGTTGCCCTAAGTAAAGCACACCCGTTAGGGGTGTGCAAGCCCCTAAGGGCCCCCTTTCGGGGGCCCCGTTAGCGGGGGGTTACTCGTCGTCGCCTATGAGGCCCCGGAGGAACATCGCGCGGCGGATCCGCCAATCGGCCAACTGCACCTCTTCCGGGGTTTCGGCGTAAAGGGCGCGACGCTCCTGGGCCTCTATGTCATCCTCGCCCTCAAAGTACTTGTAAGTCTCTCCATCGAGCGTGACTTCCAGCATTAGGCTTCCCTTTCCGCTAAGGCCTCTAACCGGCCCCTCTGGAAGAATTAAAGCACACCCCGTCAGGGTGTGCAAGCCCCCTTAGGGCCCTTAGCTATTACGGCGTAATAATCCCGCACCCCTTAAGGGTGGACGGTTAGAGGTATGGACAAAAGGGACAAAATGGACATTTCGGGTATAGGGGGTTTTATCATGATATAAGTCGCGCAGGGCGACATGACCGATTGGTCCTTTATGTCATGATTTATCATCATAAGATATACCATAGTGGACATTTCGGACTTAACGGACATTTCCGACATTTCGGGTATGGCCATTTTATGATGATTTATTGCCATAAGTCCGCCCATAGTGGACATTAGCGACATGTCCGATTAAAGGCAAAGGAAAGGCCCCCCTTCCGGGGGGCCTTTCCTAGAAGCCTCGCGCTTCCAGCTTCGCCCTGGCTTCCATCACTGCCGGGCTGACCGGCTCAAAGTCTCCGGTGTACGCGTACCCGGTCCGGGGCTTGGCTTCCTCGGCAGCCATCCAGGCCTCCGCCGCAACCTCGTCCCGGAGGTATGGGGCGCCCTGTACGCGGGCCCCCCAGGGGGTCTTAGCCTCCGTCCGGCTCCAGGGGCCCTTAGCGCCGTAGCCGTCCGCCGTGATGACCTTCCAGGAGTAGGTGCCGTTCGCCTCTTTGCGGGTCTTGAGCGTAGCCATTTTCGGTTCCTTTCCCCGGGGGCCCGTCCCCCTCTCGATGTCTTAATTATGGCACACCCTAGGGGCGTGTGCAACCCCTAATCCCGGTAACTTTAAGTGATTAGACATGTCTAATATTTCACCCAATGGGCGCCATGAGATGATAAATCCCCCGTCGTCCACCATATGATGATAAAACCCCCTAATCGGACATTAGGGACTAGTCCGATTTGTGGCTTTTGTCCCTTTTGTGGCTTTTGTCTATTCTGACCCAAAGGAAAGGGGGCCCCCGTAGGGGCCCCCGTCCTTACCGGCCTACTCGCTGTCGGTGACCTGGATCATCACCTCCGCTGCCTTAAGGCGGTTGATCCGGGTGGTGGAGATAACCTCCCCGTCCGCATCGGTAACGATAACCTCGTACTCATCACCCATGAAAATCATTTCGATTTTCTGACCGCTCCGGGCATTGAAAGTAGGCATTCGCCGGTTCCCTCTTGAGTTGTTACCCGCCGTGCTCGGCGTTAGGACTATTAAAGCACACCCCTAGGGTGTGTGCAAAGCCCTAACCGGCCTAAAGTCTCAAGAGTTTTGGAGTTCTTCCAAATGGGCCATGATGGCATTCATTACGGCGTATTCGTTAGGACACCCTACGGCCGTCCAGTCGCCGCCGCTAACGGCGTACGACCCGTCATCCAGCCTTAGCGACTGAAAGTCAATGCCGTTAACGGTGGTCCTGAACGTGTCCCCCGGTGTTGCGTACTCAAAGGGGTTGTACCCGTCCATGCGTCCCCTGCCTCCCTGCGGCCCTCCAGGGCCTCTCTACGCCCCTCACAGTACAGGCCCGGTCTCCTCGTGCCCAGACATGCCAGAGGGCCCCCGTAGGGGCCCTCGTGGCGCGGGAGGCTAGTCCTCCTGGGGACCGTAATCGTTCACGAGGTGGTTACCGGCCTCCTCGGCCCAGTAGAGGGCCGCATCGTGGCAGTCCTGGCAGGGAACCTCCACGGTGCACGTGTAGTGGCCCCCAGGGGCTTTCTCAAGGCAGTGCACGCACCGTGCAACCGGGGTGCCTGCGTCGTGCCAAAGGACGGTGTCCATCATGGCTAAACCCTTTCCGCTGGAGGCGGGGCCCTAATCCCGCCCGATGGGTCAATTAAAGCACACCCAATAGGGGTGTGCAACCCCAATCCTAGTTTAGGCGATGTCGTACTATATGCGCATAAATCCCCCTAACCGGACATTAGGAGGCAAAGCAAAAGGGGCCCCCTAAGGGGCCCCCGTAACCACCTTACCGGTGCGCCATGTGCTGGCCTACCCTAATCGCGTTACGTCGACCCATAACGCGCGTCACGCGCTTAACGTTAGGGCCCGTTACGATTACCGCAAACCTCCCCGGCTGGTCCGTGCTAACGAGCCGTACGCCGTTGCCAAGCTCCATCCGGACAACATCCTTTGAGCTGCTCGTAACCACGCTTTTCCCCTTTGCCGTCGTTGCCTCTATTAAAGCACGCCCGCGAGGGGTGTGCAAGCCTAATCCGGAAACGAGAAAGGGCCCCCGGAGGGGCCCTTAAGGGGGTTAGCAGGCGTAAGCCATCTCTCGCCACCCGTCAATCACTTCCCGCGTCTGAGGAGCCGCGTAAAGCGGGATCCGACGCGCCTCCTCCTCGCTCGTGTAGTAGTACACGACGTGCTCAACAGTGATGGCGTGAAAGCAGTCAGAAACGTACATGTCCCAAGCAGTGTCCATCCCCTCGTACACATCGCTAAAGCCACGGGAAAAAGAACCATCCTTGCTGTATACGGTGAACGCTCCCTCACCCGACATGCCGTACTCCGTGGCAGTGGAGGTAATCTCGATGAAAGCAATCGCGTACATTGTGACCCCTTAGGGGTTGTGGAGGGACCGGCCCTAATCGGTCCCTCGCGATGCCTCTATTAAAGCACACACCCAGGGGGTGTGCAACCCCGATTAGGGGGTTGCGCCTAAAGCGCTAAGGGGCTAAAGTTCTGTCTGTCGGGAGGTTAGGGCCTAACCGACAACCCAGCGGATAACTCAAAAGGGGACGACATGATCACTGAGACTGAACTCGCGATCATTGATGCGGCTAACGACGAGTACCGTCGAATCGCCGGAATCATGATCCAGGGCGGTTGGGACATCGGCGCCATTCGGCACGCACACCGCGCCAACAACGGCGGTTGCCCCGGTTGCCACTACTGCGACTGATCAAACCGAAAGGGCCTCCGAAAGGGGGCCCTTTCTTTATGTCCGTTTAGGGTTAGCTTATGCCTATAAATCCTGACATAGGCTAAGGGCCCCCTTTCGGAGGCCCCTATTACGGCGTAATAGCTGACCGCTAAACGTACCCGTCCGCACCCTCTTCCCCAACCCAGTAGTACACCGTGGACGGCCGTCCCATGTCGTTACGCCTTAGCTTGGAGTCGACGGGCAACCCTTCCATCATCGCATCGATTTCCGGCCTAGGCCTACCCTTGCCGACGATATCCCTAATTTCGCTAATGCTTAGCCCGTCATCCCCTGCCTGATGCAGGGCCCGTGCGAGAGGGTTAGTGGCCGGAGGAGCCTCCGAACGGCTATAGGCAGACTTTAGCGTATACTCCGCGCTTTCCATGCTGTATCGAAAGAGCGCGTCTGCCGCCTTAAGGTCCCTTACGCCGATCTGCTTTCGGCCGTCCGCAATGGCGTACAGGGCCGCGAGCCTAAGCGTGTACGGGGCCCTACGGGCCGTAAACTGGGCTAGCGTCTCATCCTCCGGATTCTCCCTTGCAATAGCCTCATACATGTAATCGGCCCAATACTCTCCCGCATCCTTAGTGCGGGTAATCAGAAAGTCGTCCCCCTGATTAAACCATGCCGCATTAAAGGCCAGTTCCTTAGCGCAAGCCTTTAGCTCTTTCATGTCCACATCGCCCCCGTCGGGCAAACTCTGTACCTGGTGAACGTGAAGGATGAGATAGCGGTTATAGCTACCTCCCGCAAGCTCCTTAGCGCGCATCATGTCCCGAAACTCTCCGGGGCTAATGTGTCCCAAAACGGCGATGTGTGGACGGGTAGCGGTCATGCTGCCTTTTTTGGTTCGTGTCTTAAGGTCGTCTCCGTCCCACGCTTGACGGAGGACACCGGAAAGGGAGCCGCTCCTAGCGGAACGTGTCATGAGGTTAGCGTACTCCGATTCGATTACGAAACGCCTTTGGTCCCCGATCATATCCGGGTCAATTTCCATAGGCTTACCCGTAAGGGCCAGAATGCTTTGGATGTCTTCCAGGGCCTCCGGAGTAGGATCCTCCACTTCCTTAATAAGTCCCTCACCCGACGAAATACCGCTAACGGTGTTTGTCTTGAAAAAGTCGTCATCCGCCAACCGCAGTAGCGCTTTAGCGGCACTGGTGGCCGAGCCTTTCCGGCCGTCCGAGGTGCGCCCCAACAAAAGGGCCCAAACTAGGGCAGGGTGGTTATCCAGGGCAGAAATCTTGACTCGCGCCTGCGGGCCGACCAGGGCCGAGAAACCAACCAGGAGGCTCCCCAGGATCCCCACGGGGTCCCCCTCGGTCCCTGGGGCCAGCGTGCGGACGGTACGGCCCAAGAGGCCGCTGTAAACGGTGTCCTTCGGCTGCGGTCGCTCCGTGACGACTGCCAACGTGATCACTCCCCGAGTGAGTAAGTATGTATGTAACTAAGTGCCGTGCTGGGATAGATACTTACTTACATACCTACGCTGCGTCAAGTCGCTTCCGCGTATGGGGAGTTGAGACCCCCCAGGGTGAGGCCTAGGCCGATACTTGCACACCCCCAAGGCGTGTGCTTCAATGAGGCTGTTGGAAGGGGCGGGGCCAATTAGGGGGCCCTAAACCCAGCCATGCACTTAGGAAGTGATCTTATGGGTGACTCTTGCATTGCCCGCACGTCTAAGCGGGCGAAGGCTAGCCGTAATGAGTACGTGGAGACCGTTATGGGCGAGGCTAAAGCCTGGGAACGCGTCCACTACTGGGCTAAGTTTTTCACTGGTCACGGTTTCGGTGATCGGTTTGGATTTTACCACGAACATGTGGGTTACGGTGCTTACAAGATTTACCAGGTAGATCGTTCCATCGAGCGTAAGACACTTGCGGCATAACGAGCCGTCCTGTTAAATAGGCTTTCCAGCGGAAGGAAAACCAATGGATGTCCTCGTGACCTTATACTTCCCCCACCCCAAAGGGGGGTGGATTGATCTAGGCGCCGGACGAATGAACGTTAAGGGCGCTAACGGCCTAACCGAAAAAGTTGCTAGAATCTGCCTAGCCTCATTCATTCAATCCACCGTTCCTGATCACCCAGACGCGCCTAAGCCGTACGATCCTGAAAAGGTTATTGCCTCCGCCACGTTCGGAGACTTGGGAACACTATACGTCGACGGAAACGGCACCCCTAAAGTGGTCGCATGACTAAAACCCCCCGGCATAGAGCCGGGGGGTTTCTTTACGTTAGGGACATGAGCCCTTCTGGGCTATCCCACACAATACGGGTAACGCCAGACTTCCAAATCGCTGTCTCGCATTCGTCACACGGGGCCCTGGTGATGTACAGGGTTGCCTTTATGGTTCCTCGCCTGCCTGCCTCCTCCAATGCGTTTCGCTCCGCATGGACAGCTATACAGTCCCCGTAGGAGCCTCCTGGAGGCCGCTCCGAGTAGTCCAGTCGCCCTCTGGGGCATGCGCCCGCAGTAAGGCACCCAGGGGCCCCCGAGGGGGCCCCGTTGTAGCCAGTAGCCATGATGCGATTGTCCTTGACCAGGACCGCGCCAACCTGCGATCTAGTGCAGTCTGCCCTAGCCGCTACCGCCCTTGCTACGCCAATAAAGTATGCGTCCCAACTTGTGCGGCTAATGGCTATCCCTCGCCCTCAACGCCACCCCCGCCGCCTCCACCTGCCGCCTGATGCTGCGCGTCGGTGGAATTCATGCAGTCCTCAATGGGCCACGAATATTGCATGCCGCAAATCGTGCACTCGTAATAGGTGGAAACCTTTTCCACGATAGCCATTTAGCTAACCTCCAATAGGATTGTTTGTATCGAAATCCTGGAAACACCCAGGGGCGATATCCTTTAGCTGCGCAAGGATGTTTCCGGCGAACTCCCTAATCTCCGCGTCGGCGGCCACATGCCAACGCTTATTCAGGAAGTCTCGCCATGCACGCATGTTGCCGGTAACGACAATGCGGGTTTCCGTCCCTCCGGGGAGGACCGCCCTAGCGGCCTCCCGCGCTTCCTTGCGCTTAAGGCCGGAAGCCTTGAGCCGGTTTACCGTCGCCTCATAGTCCCTTAGAGGCGCCCACGGTAGGGGGGCCGTCGCTGCTCCCCCGTGCTCCTCCTGAAGGGCGGGAGGGACCACCATGCGAGCGTTAGTCATGTCAACGTAACGCTGTGACATTTCCGAATAGGACAAGTGCCGGTGCCGGATTAGCTCGTGCGTCATGTTCCGGCTAACCCCTGTCACATAGAACGTTGCCGAGGAATGCTCCAGAACACTGTAATGACCCTGGTCAAGGATGTTCTTTAGGTAGCCCATTTCGGTTGCCGTAGCTGGGTTAGGCTTATTCCAGGACTGGTAACAGGCACGGCCCCCGAATACGGGGACCGAATCACAATCATGGGTCACGTCGTCGGCGCCAACGCCGTTTTCCCGCACGTACCCCTCGGGGTCGTAATCCCCGTCAAGTGCGTCTATCATTGCATCGTAATTGGTTTCAGTCTTTGCGATTAGCGTTACACGCAAGGTCGTATTGCTCCTTATCAAAACAGCCATTAGGACATTCGTCGTACCATTCGGCGGAGAAACAATCTCCGCTCAAAACGAGGTCCATTTCCGTCCATCCGCAAACGCAACAGAAACGAACCCCGTAGTGAGACAGATACTTAACCCGCCGACCCTTTATCGGATGGGACATGCTCCCGTTGCACACTCCAAATCAATAGCGTCAGAAACGCTCTTAGCCTTTGCAGCCTCATACTCCTCACGCGTAATGCGCTCATAGGGAGACTGTGGGCGGGAGGAATCAACCATAATGGTTGTCCCCTTAAGCTTGGGCAGATACTTAATCAGCACTGCCTTAAGCTCGTCTGCGGTAACACTCCCCTCCGGGATGTTTACCGTGTGGGAAATCGCGTTATCCGCGTAATAGGTCTGGTACATAGCCTGAAACTTTATGGAGTCTTCCAGACTGATTTGATCCTGCGACTCGACAATATCGGGGTCAAGGCCCCGAGCCTCCATTTCCGCAATCAGGGTATCCTTAGTCGGAATAGTGACTACCTTAGTGTTGGCAGCGTAAATGCAGTCCTCCACTAGGTATCCCTCATCCTCGTATGCCTTGACTTGTGCCATCTGTTCAGGGTCCACCGCGCTAAAACGGATCCGTCGGAGAAAGTATCGGCCGTAAATGGCCTGATCACCTTCCGGAACCCCGGGGAGCTTTGCAATACTGCCCGTGGGGGCAACGGTCGTTACCTTAATAGGCTCCGGGATACGCAGCTTAAAAGCGTATTCCCGCGCCTCATCCCGGACAACGTCGTAAAGCTCCTCAAGGTCATAACGGAAACGCCGATCGCGGGGGGCGACTGTGTACCGGATCCCTCTAAGGTTCAGGTGACCCTGTACGCCAAAGTGACCGACTCCAATACGCCGTTCCCGCCGCATTACGGCTAGCTGCTCCTCATCCGTAAAGTCTCCGAACGTGGCACGGATAAGGAACCTGGTTACGAGCCGGTGAGCCTTTATCAGGTTCTCATAGTCGACCCTGCCGTTAGGCTTTACGAAAGCCTGCATATTCACGTGCCCAAGACAACAAGCCATCATCTGTGGCCCTGGAATCTCGCCGCACGGGTTAGTGGCCTCTATCGGGTCAACCTCGCCCACCTGGGCTAGCGTCTGATTGAAGAAACCGGGCTCACCGTTAACGAGCATGCCGTTTACGGTTTCGTCCATAACCATAGAAGCGTGAACGTTTAGCGGGTGCTTTTCGTCGCCCACCGCATCCATAAATTCCTGGTCCACAATGACGCTAATGTTCGTCGTCCAATGACTACCGCTATCCACCTTACAGCGGATAAAGTCGATAACCTCCGCATCCTTCCAATGTTTCATAGCCATACGGGCCGAACGCCTTACGCCACCACTAACGACACATTCCGCAATGGCATGGTCAATCGCCATAGCATCCATGCCGGTAAGGGTTCCGTGATACTTTCCTCGATTGTTGAGGATTTCGGCAACGCTCTTAAGCATCTGCGCCAATGGAAGCGGGCCGGAGGCCCTACCGCCAAAGGCCTTGAGACGCGCCCCAGAGGGCCGCACGCGGGACACGTCAAAGACTCGCGCCCGATGCACGAGGTTCCAATCGTGAGCGTCCGTAATCAGGTGCTCCAGGGACGTACACCATCCCTCGCGGGAGTCCTCCACCTCATAGGCCCCGACCCAATCGGGGGTGTAAGTGGTGGACAGTAGACCGGCCTCCTTAAGGGCCGCATAGTCCTGGTGTTCAGGGTCGCACACAATGTGCACGTCTAGGACGTTAGCCACTTCCGGATAGCCGCTAAGGCGGTCATCTGAATAGTTGGCCCCTACGCCTCCACCTTCCATGAGGCGGAGGAACACAAAGGAGAAATGCCGTTCGGGACGCTTAACGTCCCAGGGGGCGATGTGGCAGTTGAAAAGGTACTGCCGACCCTTGACTCCGGAGGCCCAAAGGTGCCGTCCGGCGGGCAGGATCTTGAAATCCCGCATAAAGGAAATAAGGTCCTCACGTTCCCCCGGCTCGATAGCGTCCGGGGGGACAAGTCCCAGGTTACCGTCAACGACGCGGGTAACCGTTTCGGGCCACGTTTCCTTAGTGCCGTCCGCCTTAGGGCGCGAATAAGTCCTTTCGTAAACGGTCTGGCCGGTAGGTCCCCAGTTAATCTCAGTAGTTATTGTGATGCTCCTTACTTAGTCTTCTTATTGCTTGCAATGGCGACAAGAACCATATTGAAAAGCACTCCGGCGGCGAAAGCCTTAAGGAAGGAAAGGCTGAATACCATCATGATGAGAACCGCGAGGAATCCCAGCCACACAAACGCTAGGGCCGTCATGAGGATAAAGACGATCGTGTACGCGATAGCGTTAGCGACCTTGCCCGGCTTCACTTCCTTCTTTGCCCCAATGGAGGGGCCCACAAGGTTTGGATTGTAAAGCCAATCGGAGAGACTGTCAGTGTTAGCGGTTTCCTTGCTCAAGGTTTTATCCCCTATCGGTTAGTAATTGCTTGGGCCGAACTGTTACTCATACGCTTACGGGCCCCGGGGCCGTCATGTTCGTCGATAGCGATAAGCCGTTCATTGTTCATGAGGTCACGCAAGCGCATTACCGCGCGAGAGTGCGCCCTAGACCATGTCGCAAGGGACTTACCGGCACGGGTAGCGGCCTCCCCGGGGCCGTACTCCCAGTCATCGCGGAGTGTGCTCGCTTGCGCCCCCGTGAGCCCCTGATAGGCCTTGTCAACGTCTATGAGGGCCGTCACCATGGACCGCCCGTCACGGGTCTTTTCCCGCCCGTACGTGGCGGTAGGGCTAGCCTCCGCCCACGCGTCCCGGGGGAGGTAGTAGACCTCCAGGAGTACGGCTACCTCATCAGTCCCGTACATGTAATGGGGGGTGCCGTAAACGGCACGGTAACGCTCCTTAGCGCAATACTCGGTTGCATACTTTCGGAGATAGGCGCCAACCGCGCCGTTAAGGTTACCGGTCGTCTTAGCGAAAAAGTGCCGCTTTTCGACTAGCTTAAGGTTCAATTCGCAGTGCAAATCGTCGGCATCAATGCCGGGCCAGTCACGCGCAAAGCTGCGCGCAACCGACCGAGCAAGGCTAACAAAGTCTTCCGGGTTGTAACTCATTAAACGGCCTTCCTAATCTTGCCATTTTCAAACCGCATCCCGTCATAGATGAACGATCCGTTATTAGCCATGAGGATTACTTGAGGCTGCACACGATTACCGGAAACGTGCAGCATGCCAAACGCCATTTGCCAATTTGCGTAACCGGTACCCAGGTACGACACCTTAGACAGGTCACTAATGTGGCCAATCTCCATACCGATCTTAGAGCGCATACGTCCCCCGTAACCGTGGGACGTCTGAGAGATACCGGCACGGTGCGTATGACCACAAACAACGTTCGTGTCATACTTGACGGCCGCGTTATAGGCCGTGCCTCCGGCCGTTTGCGTCATCTTAATTTCCCGGTTATCGCCATGGGTGGTGACCCACCCGGGGGCAACCTTATGGATACTGTCCCGTACCTCAATGCCGTAATCGTCCAGAGACAGCAGGCGGTCATACTGCCATTCCGGCATGCCCGCTACAGCGGGCGCATACTTCTGAAGATATGCGCTAATGCGGATATCGTGGTTACCCAAATGGAGGCCAAAGTAACCGTCATGCTTACTGCGCCAAAACTCTAGGACGCGCTTACCCTTTTCGCGTTCCTCGTGCACACCCCCCGCAAACTCGTTAATGGTTCCCTTAGACCAGCGGGAGGGAGCGTCGAGATTCAGGAAGTCACCGGTATGGACAACACCCTTAGGCTTGACCTCCTCCAGGAGGGCGCCAATATTGGCAACCGCGCCCGTATGATGCTCCGGAACGTGAGTGTCAGGGATAAGGACTACGGTATATGGGCTACTAGCATCGTGCTTCAATTACGCTCCTTCGAAAAAGTCGACCAAACCGGCGGCCTCATAGTAGGTGATTTCGTCATAGGCGATTTCGTCGCCGTGCTCATCGAGAATGGATACCGACTGGCTATCGCCAGAGCGGATAAAGCACAATTGGTAACGTCCGACCGTAAGCGTTTCCTGGCATTCACGCATCATTAGCGGTGCTCCTTGCCTTGACAAGTCCCTCACGGAGGAGCCGCGCCCCCAGGGCGACAGCATCCCGTGGGGTGAGGAAAAACCCGATGTGGTGAGTCATGACCCCTGCGCCGTTGTGCTCGGAGGCCGTGACGTAAACGGCGTCCATGTCGTAATTGCTTTCGGCCACCGTAAGGTAATCACTGCCGTTGCTTTCCTCGCAAGCGAATTCTTGCTTAGGGAAGTGCATTAGTCCTCCTTAAGGGTTCTAGCGCAGTAAACGTAACCTTCGATATCGTCTAGGTTATCCGCCTTATGGTTGCTCTTTTCGCGAGACACTTTCATTAGGATCATCATTAGGGCAACATCCCGCTTAGTGACCTCCGTCCCGAGGTGGGCCGACCAAAGCTTTGCGATGCGGTTAAAGGACACGTCAGGGTCCCCGTAAGCGTTCTGCCGCTCACCCTTCACCAGGGCTTCCCCTGCGGTCCGTGCTGCCTGCCTACGGGTCTGTGCACGGGGTGCAAGGTAGACGTATGTCGTCCAACGGCCGGAGAGTCCCGGCTGATCGGGGAAGGTGACGAAATATTCTCGGGATAGCGCGCCGCAATCGCGGATATCGGAAATGACCCCAGCATCCCCGGAGGGGACGTAAGTTACGTTGTCGAAAATCTGAAACTTAGACACCTATTAGCTCCTTAAGTGCGTCGTAGCCGTTTTCCTGAACAAACGAGTTAACATCGTGTCCCTCAGGAAGGAGAATTACGCGAGCGTTAGTGATTAGAGCCGCGAGAGGCTCCGCAAACTTTTCCAAACCCGTTCCGCCATCATCGTTATCCGCGTACACGTAAACCGCCTTATAGCCTCTGATCATGCGGGTAAATTCGGGCTTCCAACTAGTCGCCCCAGGGGCGCCTACCGTAGGAATACCTGCGAGATGCGAGGTAACCGCATCTATTTCACCCTCGGATATTGCTAGATATTCTTCGTTACGGAATAGGTCCGCCGTATTGAAGAGCCTTAGCTCATTACCGGCAGGGTTAAGATACCGGGTCTTATGGACCGTCTTACAGTCGTGGTCCTGGAGGCAACGGAATTTCATTCCCACAACCCCATAAGGGGCCTCATAGGGAATGGCTAGCATTCCTCGATATTGTTCATGACCCGGCAACGGGTCGACGACTACGCCGAGACGAAAGAATCGAGCGCTGTCCTGCCACAGGGGCCCGAACCTCTTCTTCAAGAACGCTTCGGCGGCGACGTTTCCCTTTACCGCCTTGTTGTATCCCGCCGTAGCTTCCTCCAAGAATTCCTTCACAGAACTCGATGGCACTACCGAAATCGGTTATCCCCTCTCTCCACATGACCAGGGCGAAACTGTCGCCCCCGAAATCGCACGTATGACATTTGAAGGTGTTCAACCCTGTATTGACGGACGCGCTAGCGCTACGGTCCTCATGGAAGGGGCACTTAACCGGGGCCCAAGAGCCCCGGTCGTTAACGTGCTCCGCGTCGTAATGCTCTAGCAATTCCTTAATGGACGGCTTATCTACCGGATCCATTAGTCCCCCATGTAACGCCCCTCTTGGGCCGTCTCGCTGGTCCAGGA